CCAAATGGTGGAGGAGTAGGACCTCCTGATGGTCCACCAAAAGAACCAAATGGTGGAGGAGTAGGACCTCCTGATGGTCCACCAAAAGATCCAAATGGTGGAGGAGTAGGACCTCTTGAAGAACCAAACCTTGAATTTTTGAAAGAATAAGGACCGCCAAATGGATCATCTTGAGGGCCTCTATATGTTTCTTCAAAAATATAAGGCGTTCCTGCTGGAATATCTAAAGCATTTGATATGTTTGATATCTCCCATAAACCATTTCTTGATATTTTTAAATTTAGTATTTTATTTACATGTGTATGATATTTAATTACTCCTATGATATAATTAAGATATATACCTGTTAAATTATTTGCTTCTACTAAATCATTAATAGTCATAATATTAACATTATTGTCGTTAATATTATTTTTATTATATGTATTAAATATTAAAAGTTTAGTATTATTAATACCTGTTACACATAAATTTTCTAAATCTTCAGATATACCAGAAATTATTCCATAAAAAAATGCATCATTTATACTATTAGTAGTATTAAAAATACTAGCTACGCGCATAACTACTAAAACACGAAAATCATATGATGTGAAAGTACCTTCTTCTCTTGTTTCAATATTAGCAAGAACATAAATAGGACCAAAAAGATGACCAAAACGAGGATCTTTATTTCTAAAAGGACCACTAACAATTCTACATATTACTGGATTTTCTCTAGTAAGAATTACTAATGTATTTATTGGAATACTATTCCAACATAAATATCTCGAATTATCTAAAGTAATAGCCGATGGGTAAAAATCATTAGAAGAAAAAAGTGAAAAACCTCCCCTTTTTTTATTATATTTTTTATCTTTTTTATTTTTTTTATTCTTTTTCATTCTATTAGTAATGTAGAAATAAATATTATTTATACTTTTTATAATAATTTATAAAATGGTATTATAATAATCATCGATAAATATCTTAATAATTTCATATTTTTCATAACTAATATTTTTTCCCATTGTAGTTTTTATACTATTCATTATTTTATTTGTGCGTTCTTCAATATTTTTTATAATATCAATTATTTTATTATTATTTTTTACAATACCATATGTAAAATATCTTGATATTCCTATAGAACCCAATGAATCAATTCGATCAGCATCTCTTACACAATCTAGCTCTATACTATCATTACAAAAATTATAATTATTTGATAGTTCTACTGATAAACTAACATTACAAGAAATATTTATAATTTTTTCTAATAAATCTTTATCATCTATTAAGTTATTAAAAAATGTTCTAAGTATATTTTGTTGTGTTTCATCGCCAAATTTATATTTACTATCATTAATATCATGTGTTAATGCTCCTAATTGAATTATAAATATTTGATTGTCATCTAAATTTTCTGATAATCCGATATTAGTAGCCATATGTTTAACCCTTAAAACATGTTCAAAACTATGAGAATCATCATAATTTTTCATATAATCTTTAACAAAATCTTCTGTCTTTTTAATAATATCCTGCTTATTAAGAATATTCATTATTTTATAATGATATTATAATGATAATATAATATTATATATTATCATTTTTTAGATATATAAATAATAAATATTATATTTTATTTTTTTACTAAATATTTTTTATGTATTTTATTTGTAGTTTTTTTATTAACAACTTTATCATTCATTTTTTTATTCGCATTTTTAACCTTTCTAATTCTTCCACCATTATTACCGTTTTTTTTTTCATTTAACAATTCTTCATATTCTTTATAGACATCTGAGTCAACTGATTGTACCCGAGTAGTTCTAGATTGTGGTACCCGAGTAGTTCTAGATTGTGGTACCCGAGTAGTTCTAGATGATTTTTGTTGAATAGTTACTGAATTATTTAACGTTTCAATTATTTTCTCAATAGTTACTTTTAATGCATTATATGAAAATGAATTTTCTATATCTATATATTTTCTCTTTTTGTATATTTGTATATTTAAATTTTGTAATTCAATTAAATAATTTTTACACCTAGTTAATAATTCGAACGTTTTAATTTTTATAAGTTTTGTTAGTTGTTCTTTATAAATGCTATTTGTCATTTCGCGTATTGATGTATTAATTGAATTATGTTGATTAATAATTAATTCTAACTTACCAATTAAATCATTTATAATTGGTTGTATCGATATCTTCTCTTTGAAAAAAAAACCACCAATAGGTAGTTTAATAGAAATATTACCCTGCGATGATATAATTGATTTATAATATTCTATACAATCATCTACATTCATCCATGAATTCATGTTTATTATATGTAGTTTAGTTTTAATATTTTCATTTTCATTTTTATTATTTTTATTTTTTATGTAATATATTTTAAAATCAATTAAACTTGTTTTTAATTTTTCCATTCTATCAACAGATATATCATTAATCATTATACGTTTCTATAATTAATCAATATAATTAATCAATAAAAATATAAAATATATGTTTAAAATATTATATATATTGGATGAATTTGTATAATTTGTAATAATATTATAATATATATATAAAAATTGATAAATTATTGTCTATATAATTTACATAATATAGACACAAGAATAAAGACATCAAAAGAGAGAAAACATAACTAAATAAACATAAAGCTTCTTTATAATATAATGGAAACTGATAAATTATTTGAACATAGTGAAAATAATATTTCTATTGATCTTTCAAATATTAAGTTTTGTCCTGGTCCATGTAAAGATACAACTGAAGAACCTGACATAGCACATAATAATTGTTGTTATTTCAAACCATATTCAGGAGGAAGATATAGTCAGTTTAATTATCCAATAGATGATAAAAACACACTAATTCTAAAAAATTTACGTATATGTTCTTCGTGCCATCACAGATATTTAGAATTTACTGAAGAAAATTATATTGAAAATCTTAAAGAAGACGCTATTATAATTATAAAAAAATTACAACAAAATATTAAATGTTAATTATCTATATTTAACATAATTTTAATAGTCGTAAGTAAAAATAATATATAATTCAAATTATTATTTATTTATGTTATAATAATTATATTCACATTTTTTTACTTGAATAATGTTTAATACTTCTTATTATTATAACCAAATATTAATGTAAATCTATAGGATTTATAACCTTTTTAACATATACTAATGTATAATATCCAGATAAAATATATTGTGAAAGTAGCTCTCTCTCATAACAATAAATCATTTTTTTACATGTAGGATTATCACGTTCATAAATTTTTTTTGCATTATAAATATGATTATTTCTTAAAATTTTCTTAATCTTAGGTAATTTCATATATTTTACCATAGTATCAATATGTTCCTTTAGTTTTTTATTAGCAATATTTTCGCGATTAATAAACAAGCTACTTTTTTCTCCAGCTTTTAATGTATATTTAAAGCGACATATATTCTTATGCATTCTATCATCTACAAAGGTGTTTAATCTCCAATTAAAATAATCTCTATCTGTTTTTACAGATATATTATATTCATTTTCAAATACATATTTTTCTATAATCTCAATAATTTCAATCGGAATTTCTTCTAAATAATTTATTTTAAACATAATTTTATAACTAATAAAATATTAAATCATTTTTTAAATTATAATATCTAAATTATAAAAAATTATATTGCTTATAATAACTTACACATAGATAAGAATAACTTAAATATAACTTACATATAACTAATTATAATGTACTCTTTTGATGTATCATCTATTGCTACTATTATAACTTTAAATATTATAACTCTAATTTTTACAATAATCATATTTCTTATGAAATTCAAAAGTATTATTAAAATTATTATTAATGATAATGAAAAAAGATAGTTTTACACAATTATCAGAAATTATTATAGATGAAAACTTAGAAAATATTTTATCTAAAGAAGTATTAAAATTATTAAAAGATAGAATTGAATATGAAAATAGTCCAGGAGATAAAGAGTATAATATGATAAATGACAAACTTAATATTATAGATTGGAAATTTATTTGTAAATGCTCTTCTGATAAAAATGTATTAGAATTACTTAAATTCAATAGAAATAAAATAGATTGGAATGAATTATCGGAAAATGAGAATGCTATTGAATTATTAAAAGAAAGAATAGAATGTGAAAAGAATTTAAATAATGATGAGTATAAGAAATTATCTAAAATAAATTGGAAAAAACTTTCAGGAAATATTAACGCTATAGAACAAGTAAAAGAAAGAATAGAATATGAAAAAACACTAACTGAAAAAGAATATGAAAATTTAGAAGAAAATAGTAAAATTGACTGGTACATTTTATCCCAAAATGTAAATGCGATTGAATTACTAAAAGAAAATAAAGACAAAATTGATTGGCGATTTTTAGTTAATTTATTAGAAAAATGATATAGGAATATTTATATTTAATATATTTATGGTAGTAGAAATAGTAAATATTATTTTACTTTTTTTAATTTTAGCATTAAATTATAGAATATTGAGTATAGTTAATACTTTACAAAATAAAAATATTATTACTAAACCTTCAACATTAGCAGATGATATTATGAGTTGTGATAATTGCGAAAGCTGTCAAAGCTGTATTAATTGTAATAACTATAATAAAAAAAATAATTGTCTAAATAATAATGAAAAGGATACCTTATATTCACAACCTGTAGAAAATATTTATTCAGAAAATATATATAATGAAGATAAAAAGAAATTATTAGAAATAAACAAAGAAAATACACAAAAAGAATGGACCGAAATAGAAATAGTTAAATAGAAAAATTATAAACTTTGTAAAATAATATTTTTATTTTTTATAATATAAAATACTAAAATATATAGGATATATAAGATATGGATTATAAATATATAGTTATTATAGATTCTCAAAATAAGAAAAATTATATTAAGTATTTTCCTATTGAAAAAAAAAATGAACCTGTAATTAAATATATAATATTTAATGATATTAAAGATAGTGATGTATTTGATGAATTTATATTAAATAAAATAAATAAAAGCAATATAGATAGTGAATTATGTTGGACATTAGAAACTTCTAATGTTACAAAAAAAAATATTATGTATAAAATAAATAAATTATTTATAGAAAAGAAAATACAATATAAATATTATAAAAATATAGCATGTATAATTATTAAAAATAAGATAAAAAATACAATAATTTTTAATAAAATATCTGATACACAAATAAAAGATAAAAATTATCAATATTTAAAATCTATAAATATTAAATTAAAAAAATTACACAATATAATTGATAAATATATTAAAAACAATAAATCATTAACTAAAATAATAGGAGGTGTTAAAGGTGAAACAGAAGAAACAGCAAAACAAACAACTAATGTTTTAAATCCGTTAGCACTTCCTTTTAATCAAACTATTCCTACTAAATCTCCATCATCTCCTTCATCTCCTAAATCTCCTTCTTCTCCCTTAATACCTGAAGTATCGAGAACATGTCTTAATATATTACGTCAAGAGCATTCTAAAAAAACAGAATACATGATATATAATACTTATAGATATCATGATGAATATATATCATTTAAAGAATATAATGAAATCAATATATTAATTTCAGAATTAAATAATATTACAAAAAAAAGAAAAGATAATCCTATACAACAAGCAGAAATTGAAAGTAATAGAAATGGTATGACAAATATAGGTGCTATTATATATAATAGTTATACAGGAAGTGAAGAGCCAAAAATAGGTACTATAATAGCAGCAAATTCTGGAAGACCAGGTGGTGCTTGTGGTAATTTTGATGGTACAGCCGATAAGATACATCCAAATCATAGAACTCAAGAAGAAGATATAGTATCAAATTGGTTTATGACTTATGCATATAATAAAAATATTTCTGAAGATGAAAGAGAACATTATTATAATAAATTGTTTCAATGCACAATATACAATAAATGGGGATTACAATATCCTTATGCTAAAAAAACAGATCAAGAAAAATACTATGAAACTATTCAAGGTATTAATTATAGAGATGCTTTACCAAAAGAATATGCTGATGCATGGACTATTAATAATGTATATTTAAGTGATAAAAATTATTATTATAAAGATTCACAATATATTTATGAAAATCAGTATAAAACAACTCTTGTATTTGTTGCAGGTCCAAATAATAATAATCCTGGAACTAAAGGTCCTATAAATTCTGTATTTAGAACATATAATAAATATACAGATAAAGACTTTAATATATTTATGAAAGGTGTTGAAGCAGCATTATTTGCTGGATTAATTGCTATGGTACGTAGTAATTGTAATGTTGCATTATTAGTATATGTATCTGGTGGTGTATATAGAGGAAAACATGATAAAGAGGATTATAAAAATCTATATGAAAATATTGTAAATAATTTATTAATGAATGTAAAAATAAATGGAGTAGAATTAGGTAGTTATTTTGATGCTGTATATTTATTATAATAATATAATTAAACAAAAATTGATTAATATTATTAATATAATTATTACTAATTGACTTGATGTTGAACTTAATAATAGATGTTGTTATTACATTTATTATTCTGCTATCTTTCATTTTAGCAGTTAGTAATAAAACTAATAAAAAAATAAATAATAAAGATGAAATTACAAATAATGACTTAACATTACTATCAAAATGCGATAATATCTTTTGGGAATATTTATCAGCAAATCATTATGCTGTAGAATTATTAAAGAAAAGATTTGAATATGAGAAGAGCCTAAGCAAAGCAGAATATAATGGACTACCAATTAATCATAAAATAGATTGGAGTAGAATATCAACAAATAAAAATGCTATAGAACTCATTAAGGATAGGATAGAATATGAGAAATCATTAGATGATGATTATGAATATCAAGCATTATACGAAAACGGATTATATAATAAAATAAGTTGGAAATATATGACAAGAAATTCAAATGCTATTGAATTGCTAAGAGAAAGAATTAAATATGAAAAAACATTATCAAAAGAAAACTACATTAAATTAAATAATAAGATTGATTTTACTACTAGTATGGTAGATGCTAAAAATTCAATAATATTACTAAAAGATTTATTAATAGAATAGTAAATACTATATTATTATGAAGTTTTTATATAGATTTTTGTAAAATATAATATTATTTATTTTTTACTATTTTTACTTTTTAATTTTTTATATTCTGTAATATGTATAAATATTCCTTTATCTTTTACATATTCTTTATTAGACCCTTTCATTTTATATATAACTCTATCTTTTCCTAAAATTTCTTTTTTCCCTACATTTTTATATATAGCAGATGAGCCACCTTGTTTTTTAATAGTATCATAGGCTTTTTCTAATTCATATAATCTATTCGCATCTTTTGATACATGCTTACACGTGGAACATTTCCATATAGGTTTTTCTCTATGTTCCCATAGATAACCACTAAGTTTTGTATGTTTATCTATTTCATTTTTGCAATATCCACATACAGGATGAAAATTTTTACAAGAATATATTTCATTATATGGAGGATCCATTTTTGATAAATCATAAAATTTGTCCATACATATCGGACATGTTTTATTATCATTTTCTTTAATTTCTGATACAAAATTTTGTAATAAATTTTTTGCTGTTGTATCTTCTATATGTTTTTCTTCAGGTGTTTTATCGCGAAGTAAAGGAGGAGTTATATTTCTTGTTACTGGGTCAATTTCTTGGTCTTTGACAACTATTTTATTTTGTACTTCTATCCATTCATTTAATCTATTTTCTTTCTGTTCGTTAGTTAATACAGCTTCATTATATTGTTTTTTAAAAGCTGAATCAATTATTTGAGCTAATCTGTCATATTCTGCTACTGTTCTATGATTATCTATAGTTCCAGGATAATGATAATTAGGATCAGCTTCGCCCCATAGAGATGTATTATACATTGCTGCTGATTGTAAATGCGAATTTAAAGTTTGAATTCTTCCGGATGGTCCTCCGGATGGTCCTCCGGATGGTCCTCCGGATGGTCCTCC